AAAGGGCCGCGCGTTCCGTCTTGTAAATGTAGCGCTTGGACTTGGTGAGCTTGGAGACCTCGTTAGGTGGGAGGTGGTCTGGGTGATCCTCAGGTAGATATGCGCGTGAAATGGGCTCTCCGCGCTTCTCAGAGACGGCTGGGAAGTTAATGTGTATCCAGCGGCCTTCCTTCCAATCCTCTGTCTCCATGAGACGGCCCGCAGGGTCGTCGGGATGCCAGCGCGTAAGGATAACAATCTGTGCCGGGGGCACGTTGTCGATGTCGGGTTGAAGGCGGGTGGATAGGGCGGAGACGTAGTAGTTCCAAATCTTGTTGCGCTGGGTTGCGCTCTCAGCCTCTTCGCGTGACTTGAGGGGATCGTCGAGGAGTAGGAGATTGGCGGCGCGTCCAGAAGTCGTACCACCTACGCCGATGAAGTAGGCGGCACCCGAAGCAGTGGTGCGCCACTGGTCTACGGCGCGGCTGTCTTGGCTCATCTCGAAGTCAGGGAAGACCTGCTGGGTGATGGGCTCGTTGGCAAGGTCTCTGACTTGGCGCCCAAAGTCGGTGGCGAGCTGGCTGTTGTAGGATGTGGACATCATATAGCGCGAGGGCTTCTTCGCCATGAAGTAGGCCGGGAATATGACAGAGCCGTAGGTGGACTTGCCGTGCCGTGGCGGCATGGTGATGAGAATGTTCCGCACAGGAACTTCTTTGGTGCCCTGACACTCGGATGGAGTGAGGCCGAAGTGGGATGTGAGCGTGTTCTTCTCTAGCTTGTCGAGCGCGTCGATCATCTTGAGGTGGAAGTCGGGCAAATCCCAGCTTGGGAAGGCGGCTTTGACGAACCCGAGGAAGTTATCCTCTGCGGCCTTTAGCTTTAGGAGATGGCGGGCGGCTTTCTGGGGTGTGAGGGTCATTGATCCTCCTCCTCTGTAGCTTCACCTTCGATGATATCGCCCATTGTGGAAGCGATGGCCTCTAGTTGGGCGCGGGATAGCTTCTCTGGTGCGTCGGAGATGGTGTGTTCATGCTGGGTAAACGACGCTGTGAGGTCGGGCATGACCTTATTCAGCATTGTGGAGAAGACACGGGCCTGTGTGGGCGACCATTGCTTGCGGCCCATGACAACTGAGTGGGCTTCGTCCACCTGATCGTCGACATGCTCGAATAAACGGCGGCGTAACTGCGAAACTTGGAGGGGCGTTAGCTTAGAAGCCTCCGGGCTTTGCTGCCACTTGGGGTTCTTGCGCTTTCTTGGTGTGCTCATTGATGTTGATCCTGACGTTTTCAAATTTGCTCAGATTTCTCGAGTGACCCGAGATGGCGATTGGCGAAAATGCGGCTCGCGGGTCGGGTAGTAGCCCCCCCTATCTCTTTTTTTGTCCCGTTTTTGTCACCGTTTCGCGCAATGCGTTGTTTTTTCGTAGGTTTTTGTCCCGTATGAAGGGGCTGATTGGGTTCCCGTAGGCGCGTAGACGTTTCGGAAAGCCCTGATTTCGGCCCTAAAAATTGGGTTCGATCGTGTCATGCCCTCACAATACGCGGGCGTGTCGTGTCGCGTCGTCCCGTGCGCCAGCGCAACAGAAGTAAACTTCTAGGATCAAGTCGGGGTGTCGGCATCGAGCTGACCATCCGCCGAATGTCTCGCCGGATGTGACCGTGCATGACCTGCACACATGAAAGGACGACATCATGACCAAATTTGACGCACACACATACGCAACTGGCCTCACCGTAGCAAACTTCATCGCCGCCATCGACGCAGGCGAGATCACGCAGACACAAGGCCTCGCCGTTTGCGAAGCAAAAACCTCACGCGCCAACATTCGCAAGGGAGCACTCGCACGATGGACCCGCGTGGCCGAAGGCCTCAAGGCCAAAAGCATCGACAAGGACTACGCCTTCACAGGCAAGCGTGCAGACGAGCCGAAGGCCGACGCCAAGGCAGCGGTCAAGGCCGTCAAGGCGCACGTTGCCGAGCGCAAAGCCGACTTGCCCCTCGAGCGCATGAACGCACTCGTAGCCAAGCGCATCATGTCCAAGGCCGAGCGTGCCGAGCTGTCCGGCCTGATCGCAGCCTACGTCACGCGCTAATCCACCCGAGAGCACACAACAGGAGCCGCCCCGATTGAGGGCGGTTTTTTTGTGCGCTTTTGCACATCACCGCATGAGGAGGACACACCATGCACACACGTCAAACACACGCAAACACCAACCGCCACGACGATCCCTGCGACAACTGGCAGGCGATTGGCACGTTCGTCCGTGCCGAGACCGAACGCCTCGAGGCCGTAGCCCAGCAACGCGAGCAAGACCTGCGCGAGTTCTGCGGCGACGACGACCAGTTCGTCATGACGTTCACACGCTTTGGAGGTTGAGCACATGACATACACATCAATCCAATCACGTCGCCAACTCGAGCTTCGCGTCGAGATCACCCGCATCATCGCAACTACGTTGGCCGGCTGCTTTGCCGGCCTTCTCGTAGCGTGGCTTGGCATCAACTGGATCACGGGCTGCGGTGAAGTCACCCGCACCGTCGACGGCACTTACCTCAAAGGCGAGTGCGTCATGGTCCCTTGGGTCAACCCTGATCTGTACGACCACTACGTCGAATAACCCAACCCAAACATAGGAGACCGAACATGAAAAACGCATTCGCAGAATACACCCGCACACTTGAGAGCCGAGCGAGCTTCTACATTCGCAGGGCCGGTGGCTCCACAGAAAACCACGAGCGCAACTACCTAGCCGCTATATCACTTTGCAACGTCGTTGGCGACTTCACAGGCGAGGACCGCTGGGATGTCTACGACCGCCTTATGCACAAGATGAACACAGCAGCAGCATAGCCGTATCGGTGTCGAGCGTTGAGGCGCTCGCATCCCATGCGACTGAGCATGACAACCCAAGGAGACAACATGAAAATGACAACGAAAGAAATCCTTAATCACGTTTACGACCGCCTCGAGTGCGTAAGCAAGGAAACGTGGATCACGATGATCTGCAAGCACCTCACGACTGAGGACTTGGAGCTGATGCTCGACAACAACGAGCTGACGCCCCGCTTCTTTGAGGACGATTGGTGCCAAGCCTGTGAGGATGGCACTTGCTCAGACCTTTCACCCACCGAGGAGGAGGACGTAGCATGAAGATCACAGTCAAAGTGCGCCACGTCTACGGCAAGCCCCTCATTTACCCGATCTGCGAGACCGCGCACCACTTCGCAAACATCGCAGGAACCAAAACAATATCAACGCTCGTGCTCAAGACCATCGAGCAGATGGGCTTTGATGTGCGCTATCAAGCCGAAACAGGAGACGCAGCATGAAGACTAAGACAATCGACGTTTGCGAGCTGGCAAACAATCTAAACAACATCCAAATATGTGATCTGCTTAACCATGTCGGCAACCGTATCCAAATATTCGATTATGGGCAGCGCAATACGGGAGGCGGCCTTTTTGGGTTTAGCCACGCGACGATGAATGGCTCGGTTATCCAAATAAATTATTGCACAGGATGTGAGGAGGACGAAGCATGACCCATTCAGCAAGCAACTACGACGGCTATCACGTTGGCGGCTGGAAGGAAGGTCAACTCTCGACGGTGAGCAAGTTGCTCGCCGTCGTCGTATGCGGTCAGGCGTATGACGCCTACATCATCGAAGCCGACGACAAGTACGACTTCCAAGAGTGGGTGTGTGGCGAGTGGTTCCAAGCCTACGATCTCGAAACCGATGATCCTGTTGAGTTCATCGAACACAACGACATCTCCGTAAAATTCACAAACTTAGGATACATAGCATGGACAAGGTAATGGTGTGCAAAGATTGCGGATCGGATGAAGTCACCTACGACACGTCGGTTCGCTGGGATGTAGGCGCCCAGAAGTGGCAGACCTGCAACGATATGTGGGCGCCATGGTGTAACGACTGCGATGTAAAAGCCGAGATCGTAGCCATCGACGACACCAGCGTTCGCGATCTGAAAGAGATGCGAGCCAAGCAAGCAAAATAAAATCCTCTCCCGCCCCTGCGCGACAAAGACCAAAGGTCTTTAGGATTAAAAGAGATTGAGGCCGTCGGTTTATTCCGGCGGTCTTTTTAGTGCTGTCCTAGCACAACCTTGACACATCTTTAGTTGTGTCTTATACGCAACCTGACAATAGGAGTTATCAAATGTCAGTTATCACAATTCAAAACATCATCGACAACAACTCAACCAAAGACGCGCAGAAGATATTGCGCAAAGTAATAGAGGCGCAGTTGCGCGGCTGTGACACCTCTGCCCTCGTAGAAGCTGCCCGCAACAGCGAGCTAGTCAACGGCGGTGCACCCGGATCAAAGAAGATCGCGAGCGTTACGTTCAACCAAATCCTTGACCGCATGACGACCGATGCGCTGGTAATGTTTATCAACATGGAGGCCACCAATTCGTGCTCTGGTTTGGACTTCACTAAGACCTGCTTCGAGGCAGCGGATGAATGCACGGACAATAAGGATATATGGCCCTATTACAGCCCATCCAGAGCACTCTCTACGACAGACCTAGACATCTCAGAATACGTCAACGTCGATCCAGTAGCGGAGCCGACACCACCCGCATCGAGCCATGGCGTAGAGTTCAACGACGACATGCTCAACATCGCCAACATGGCAATGGACAAGGCGACCTTTGGCAAGGTGACGAACATCGCCTCAGTGCTCGAGGAGCTGGCGGAGCTGCGCAATCGCCCAACTACGACGGCAGTAGCACCGCAGCCAGTGCAAGCGAGTGGTGACATTCCAGACGGTAAGCCAGTGCGGATGAATGCGCAGGACGTGTTCAATCTGCGGGACAAGTTGCTCGACTTCGACATCACAGCCTACGAGTGGGATGGTATCAACCCGCTTGTGCCCAGCATCATGCAGTATTTCAAATTTGACATAGATGCGCTGGCGGATTTGCTGTGGGCCCGTGAGAAGAACAAGAACGCATGGCTGGTAGGTCACACAGGCACAGGCAAGTCGACGCTCGTAGAGCAAGTATGTGCCTACACCCGCACCATGTTTCAG